TCGCCCGGGTGAGCTGGCCGACTTCGAGGAAGCGCTCGAATCGATCGTGGAGCAGTACCCCTACAAGGACCACATCCTCAAGAGCTCCGGCGGCAATGGCGGTGGCGCTCCGAGCGGCGGCGGTAGCGGTAACAACAACGGTGGCGGCAAGAGCTACAGCCGTCAGCAGTTCACTGCCATGAGCCCGACCGAGCAGGCGGCGATTGGCAAGCAGGTCAGCACCGGTGAAGTAACGATCACCGACTGACCGAAGCACAGATCTTCCGAGACCCGGATGGGGATCGGAGCAGGGGCCGGATAGCCCAACCACACCTTATCCCTATCCAAAGAAGGAATTCATCGTGTCCAACACCCTTACCGGCCTGATTGGCCCGCTGTACGAAGCGCTCGATATCGTGTCGCGTGAGCTGGTCGGCTTCACCAAGATTGTCACCCTCGACTCCACTGCTGAATCCGCAGCAGTGGGTCAGGAAGTGCGTTCGCCGGTGGTTCAGCCTGTCGGCCTGCAAGACATCACGCCCGGGCAAACCGCGCCGAACGCTGGTGACCACATCATCGGCAACGTCCCGGTCGTCATCACCAACAGCAAGTCCTACCCGATTCGCTGGAACGGTGAGGAGCAGAAGGGCCTGAACGGCTCAGCCGGCGCTGGTACCTCCAACATCATGCGCGACCAGTTCGTGCAGGCGTTCCGCACGTTGGGCAACGCAGTCGACGCCGATCTGGCGAACGCTGCCGTCCGTGGCGCCTCCCGCGCCGTCGGCACTCCCGGCACCACCCCGTTCGGTATCCCCGGCGACCTGAGCGATTTCGCGTTGGCCCGTCAGATCCTGGAAGATAACGGTGCCCCGACCACCAACCTGGCCATGGTGCTGAACTCTGCTGCTGCCGCGAACGTGCGTGGCAAGCAGTCGGTGCTATTCAAGGCCAATGAGGCGGGTACTGATGAGCTGCTCCGTCAGGGCATCATCGGTCGAGTTGAGGGCTTCGACGTTGGTCAGTCGGCAGGTCTGAAGCAAGTGACCAAAGGGACCGGCACGGGCTATCTGGTGAACAGCGCGAGCTTGGTCATCGGCTCGGTCAGCATCCCGGTCGACACCGGTACCGGCACCATCCTGCCAGGTGACGTAATCACCTTCGCTGGTGACCCTAATAACTACGTGGTCAACGCGTACACCGCTGGCATCGTCACCATCGGCGGCCCGGGCCTGCAGACTGCGATCGCGGATAACACCGCCATCACCGTCGGCAACAGCTACCGGCCAAGCGTGGCGTTTGCGCGCTCGGCGCTGGTCCTGGCTGCACGTCAGCCTGCCATGCCGGTTGGCTTGGACGGCAAAGCGGTCGACGCTGCCGACGACGTGATGACCGTCACCGACCCGGTGTCCGGCCTGAACTTTCAGCTGGTCCAGTACCGCCAGTACCGCCAGATCTACTGGGAGGTGGCGCTGGCCTGGGGGGTGAAAGCTGTGAAGAACGACCACATCGTCACCATCCGCGGCTAATCAGCGGCATAAATCGGCGCGCGGGTCTTTCCGCCGCCTTTTGAACCATGATCGAGGAAATGAAAATGACCGACAAAATCGCAGAACAGCAGGCCGCCGATGCTCAAAAGGAGGCAGCCGACCTGCAGGCCAAGGCCGATGCCGTAGAGCTGACTCCCGCCGAGAAGAAAGCTGCCGCTGCCAAGCAGAAGGCAGATGATCTGGCGGCCAAGGTTCAGGAGCAAAAGGGCAATGACGAGCGTAGCGCCGACGCGACACTCGCCGGCGACGTGAGTGTCATCGATCCGAAGCTGCCAGCTGGCGACCATGACGCTCAGGTGTTCGGCAATGTGCCGCAGAACCCAGCGCCTGCGCCGGGTCTGGATCCTGCCGTCGATACCGTGCGCATGGTCAACGACAAGCCAGACGGTAGCCAAGCATTCGCCGATGTTCATCCGGAAATGACCGGTGACTACGCGCGCGCTGGCTGGCGTTTGGCCGAGTAACCAAGCCCGCACTGCCAACCCTGGCGGTGCGGCACCCAATCATTTACAGGGAGGCCTGATGTGACCTTGATTATCGAAACGGGCACAGGCCTGCCTGATGCCGAGAGCTTCGCCACTGCTGCGGAGCTGGCTGATTACGCCGTGAAGTTTGGCAAGACTGTCCCAGCCGACGAGCCCAACCAGGAAGCCCTACTGCGCCGAGCTGCGCTGCAGATGAGCGCTCTGCCGTGGAAGGGCTGCGCCGTGAGCCGTGATCAGGCGCTGCCGTGGCCGCGCTACAACGTGTGCCGCAATGGCTGGGACCTTCCATCCGACACCATTCCGCCGGCGGTGAAGGCAGGGCAGATGGCGCTGGCTGCCGAAATACATGCTGACGACCTGGTCGACCCTGACACCAAAGTCGGCGCGATCGTCTCCGAGACCGTTGGCCCGCTGAGCACGACCTACGCCGCAGCCAAGACCTCGGCGAGCAAGCCTGCAGCTATGCGCCAGTCCTATGCGCAGTTCGCGGGGCTGGTTGAGTCGTCGGGACAGATCAAGTTGAGCAGGTCCTAGTAATCCTGTATGTGTTCTTGTTCGGCTATCTTCTCCGGAATGGCGGGGGACTCTAGACGTACAAGTTGCTCCAGAACATTGATCATTGCCAGGGAAAGACTGCTCAGTGGCTGTCCCATTTCGACGTATTTCTCACAGAATTTAGTGCCGTAGGCCGCATCTTTTGTGCCTCTAAAGGCGTTATTGATCGCATCTCTCAGAGTCAGCGACTCCTTGAAAATGCAGCCACCATTAGCATGCTGTAAGTGCTGTCGAGTCATCGCGACGCTGATAGCATCGGCCTTTTCTTTCGCTGTCTTCATATTGCGTACTTCCTTGAATTGCTCAGGATAGGCTCATGCCCGATATTTACGACCGCGCCAAGGCTACAGCTCGGAGACTCCTGCTGCCAAGATCTGCTGGTGGCAATGGTCTGGAGCTGACGCTGATGCAGACAGTCCATGCGGAATACAACCCGGCTACCGGAGGTAGCGCTTCAACCGTGCAGAGCTTCGACGGCTCTGGCTTTCGCGAGAACTACAAGCAGTCGGACATCGACGGCACCCGGATCAAACAAGGCGACTTCAAGATCCTGATTTCCCCGGTTCTGCTGGATGGCTCGGACATGCCGCAACCGAAGAGCCTGGACACCATCGCCTTCGACGGCGAAACGTACACGATCCAGAGCGTCGATCCCTGGAACTACGCCGGCCTCGCGGCCGGCTTCAGCGTGCAGGCCCGAAAATGAGCTTCAGCCTCGACCTCAAGGCGTTCGTGGAAAATGCCAAGGCCAATGCCGAGATGATCGTGAAGAAGGTTTCGCTGGACCTGGTGTACTCGGTGATCGATCGCTCCCCTGTAGGTAACCCGGAACTATGGGCCGCAAACCTGGCCTATCGCGACAAGACCGGCCGAGCCGCGGACGATTACGACTTCAAGGTCGCTGCGCGCAACACGGTCATCAACCTGACTGAGTCAAATTTCACGAAGTATGGGAATCTAAGGAAGGGCGTGAAGTACGCCAAACCGCTGACGAAGGCCGAGCGGGTCCAGAACTTCGACGTGAACGGCCTGGTGTCCGGCAAGGACTACGTTGGCGGCCGGTTTCGGGGGAATTGGCTGGTCAGCTTTGATGCGCCCAAGACCGAGAGCATCGATTTGGTTGACCCTCGCGGGGTTGAGGCCAAAGGCGACGCTGCCGCGCTGATTCAGTCTTTCGACTCTGAAATCGGCACCATTTGGATCATGAACAACCTGCCGTACGGGCCGCGCCTCGAGTACGAGGCATGGTCAAAGCAAGCACCTGCCGGCATGGTCCGTGTCTCCGTTACCGAATTCCAAACCTACGTGAACAAGGCCGTGGCGGAGCTGAATAAATGAGCGACAAGCTGATCAGAGCGGCATTCGAGTCCCGGCTTTATGCATGGGCCAATGCCCGGACCCCCAGTCTGCCGATTGCGTTCGAGGAAGTGGCATTCACGCCACCTTCGGACGGCGGAACCTATCTGCAGGCCTACCTGCTGCCGTCGAACACCGACAGCGACGACTTGGAGGGAGTCCACGTCCTGTATCAGGGGGTATTCCAGGTCAGCATAGTGACCGCAGCGGGCCAGGGCAGGGGCACGGCATCGGCTATCGCCGACGAGCTCCGCACGCTCTTCCCCAACAACCTTCAGATTACCCAGTCGGGCCTGCCCGTATTTGTCATGACGCCGTTGTCTACCGCGGCTGCGATAGCGGGCGACACTACTACATCTCTTCCAACGTCGTTCCGGTACCGGGCCGATACGTTCTAACCCGCCCATTGGGCAACCCTGAGCCCCGCCGAGTGCGGGGTTCTCCATTTCTGCGAGAGGAAAACTCCCCATGGGCTACAAAATTCCAAACGGCGGCTACTTTCAGCATGCCGCGACCTACGACGCCGTGCTGCCATTCACTGCGCTGTCGAACGCATCTGAGGCCGTGGCCACCGTCACCGGCGCTACTATTGCCGTCGGCGACATCGTCCTGCTGAGTTCCGGCTGGAGCAAGCTGGACAACAAGGTCGTGCGAGTGAAGACGGCCAGCGCCACCTCGATCACCCTTGAGGGGGTCGATACCAGCGACGCCACTCTGTTCCCGGCCGGCGGCGGCATCGGCAGCATGAAGAAGATCCTTACCTGGGTGCAGGTCCCGCAAGTCACCGATCTGGCTTTCTCGGGCGGCGAGCAGAACTACCTCGACGTGGTGTTCCTAGAGGACGACCAGGGCAAGCAGATCCCCACCGACAAGTCCGCCACCAGCATGACGTTGACGATCGCGGATGACCCGGTCAAGCCGTTCAACGCCATCCTGCTGAAGGCCGATGCCAGCAAAACCGTGCAGGCCGCTCGCCTTGTACTGCCGGGTACCGACCAGATCCTGTACGGCACCTACACCTCGTTCTCCAAACAGCCGGCCGTGTCGCGAAGCAACCTCCTGACTCGCACCGTCAGCCTGGCGCTGCAATCCGAACCCACCCGCTACCTGTCTTAAGGAATCCCCATGGCAAACCTCAAAATCGCGCAGGACCCCACGTTCAAGGCGAAGGTGGCAATCCCGCGAGTCGGCGGCCAGGTCGTCGAGGTGGAGTTCCAGTTCAAGTATCGCGGCCGCAAGGAGCTCGCCGCGCTGTTTGCCGGGTGGAACAAGCGGAGCAAGGAGGATCAAGATCGACTGAAGGCGCTCGGCGACGAGGTGACGCTGGTGGAAATCACCGATGCATCCATCGAGCTACAGGTCGAGCAGGTCACCGAACTGGTGGCCGGCTGGGGCTTCGATGATCCGCTCAGCGACGAATCCATCCGCGCCTTGGTTGAAACCTCCGCCGGCGCCGGGGCGGCCATCGTCGACGCATACCAAAACGCCTTCAACCCGGCCCGCCTGGGAAACTGATAGAGGTGGCGCAGGCGATGTACCAGCCTGCAACGCCACCTGATCAGTTGGCACTGTTCGGTGTTTCCTCAGGCGACCTCGACGATACGGTCGAGGTGTTCCCCGACATATGGCCTTCATTCCTGCTGTTCAACGTCCTAGGGACCCAGTGGCGCACGGGAGTGGCCGGCCCGACGGGCCTCGACTACGGCGTCATCCGTGACGTCGGCGCGATCATCGGCATGACCAAGAAACAGATCAGCAAAGCCTTCCCTGACCTGCAGGTGATGGAGGCCGAAGCGTTGGCCGTCATGGCCGAGGCTCGACAGACCAGCCCGTAGCGGCCAATTCAAGGTGGTTCAATGGATATCGCATCGCTCGGCATAAGCATCGACACGTCGGACGTTGCAAAAGCCACTGACGGCCTGGACAAGATCGTCCAGTCGGGCGAAAAGGCCGAGAAAGCAGCAGAGGGCATTGCTGCTGGCTTCGGCAAGGCATCGGCTGCCGCCAACGAACTGGCAACCTCTGAGAGCAAGCTCGCTGAATCCACCGAAGACGCGAAAGCCCGGCTCACCGCTATGGCTCAGGCTTCGCTGGATGCCAGCGAGTACCACAAGAGCCTGACCACCAGCGTCACTACCAGCGGCACCGCCATGGAGGGCGCCAAGAAGGCTACGACTGACTGGGCCGCTGTTCAGGCTCAGATGAATGCCCGAGCCCAGGCGATGCTGGAGACAGAAGCTCGGCTGGCAGAGGAGACAAAAAAGGCAGCCGCAGCTACCGGCGTTCAGGCCGATGGCCTGCAGGCGCTGCTGGGCAAAATCAATCCTGCACTGGCTGCGCTGCAGAAGCTCGACGACCAGCAGACGGAACTGGCCAAGTACAAAAAGGCCGGCCTGATCGATGATGATGAGTTCAAGGCCTACAGCGCGGATATCGATACTGCCCGAGCAAAGCTGAAAGGCTTCAATGATGAGAGCGGAAAGACGAAAGGCCCGCTGGATTCCTTGTCGCTGGGCAGCAAGGGTGCTCGCGAGAACGTCCTGCAACTGGGTAACGCCCTGGCTGAAGGCAATCTGCGCGTAGCGGCCCACAACCTCCTCGAAATTGGGACAAATGCCGGTGCTTCGGCCCTGCGCCTGGCAGCGATAGTTGGGCCAATCGCGCTGGTGGTGGCTGGTGTTGCAGGTCTCGCGGTCGCCTACAACGCTGGCGCGAATGAGTCGATCGCGTACAACAAGGCGCTGATTACCACCGGCAACTATGCGGGCACCAGTTCCGCCCAGCTGTCGGACATGGCGCGGCAGATCAGCGCGACTGTTGGAACCACTGGCGCTGCAGCCGCAGCACTGGCGCAGCTTGCCGGTGATGGCAAGATCGCTGGCGACAGCTTTCAAGAGGTCACCGAAGCCGCGCTTTCCATGGAGAAAGCCACCGGCAAGTCGGTAGACGCGACCATTGCCGAATTCGTCAAGATCGCTGAAGACCCGGTCGCTGCGGCCAAATCGCTGAACGATCAGTACCACTTCCTGACCGCTGCGGTGTATTCGCAAATTGTTGCCTTGGAGAAGCAGGGCGATACGATCGGTGCGGCCAAGCTGTTGACCGACTCCTATGCAACTGCGGTCAAGACACGGTCAAGTGAGATCACCGAAAACCTCGGCTACATCGAGCGCGGATGGAACTCCATCAAGAATGCCGCCAAAGGCGCGCTTGATGCGACTCTGAATGTAGGTCGACAGCAGACGGATCAGGAGCGCCTCGTCGCTCTCCAGGAGCAGCTGAAGAATGCTCAGCGTCTCGGTACGGGCGCGCGGGGCGGTGGCGGCCGCTCGGCAGCCGACATCAGCGCCGAAATCAACGTGGTTGAACTCCAGATCGAGGGAGAGAAGGCGCGCACCAAGTACGTTGGCGACCGGGCAAAGCTCGAGCAGGAAGCCATCGACCTGCAGCGGGGCCTGGCGCACCTGCAGGCGAAGGCGGCGTTGCG